TTAATTGGCGCAAAAAAAGGCGTCCCAGCAGGGCCAACGAAATACTGGATAGCAAACGTCGGCTCAGGGTCAAAAACACCCTGAACCGGAACGATGTTCGTCGTCTGCTGGTTGGCTACCGCCATGGCTTACCCCGCAGCCAAAGGCGTCACGAAGCATTCGCCGTTTGCGGCAGTGCCGATGATGGCAATGAAGAACGAATTGCGCGGAGCAGGAACCACAATCGGGTAGTTCATGCTCGGCGGCAGAATCACGCCAGGCGTTGATGCGCCAGTGCTAGGAACTGCGGGTGTTCTGGTTGTTCCTGAAGTCGTGCCCAGGCTGACCACTACCGACGCGCTGCCGGTGTTAATCAACGCCACAAAGTTGTTTTCAACGTTGGTGTTGGGGACGATTTCAAGGGGGGTAGAAGCAGACGACGGAACCGTGATCCGATACGTCGGCCCATTGGGTCGGAATGTAGGCAGCATTTGAATCCCCTTTCTTGCGAAATTATAGGTCTTGAATGCGAAAAAGCCACCCCTTGTGAGGGCGGCTTTCTCGGGTTTCACTCCATCCGGTTAGGGAAGGAACGACAGGTCGAAACCGTAGATGTAGACATCAGCGGTAGCAGCAGCGCCTTGTGCGGTCGTGCAGCGGATATAGAGAACATCGCCGGTAAGCGAGTCGGTATCGCTAGCAGCAGTCACAACCACTTTGTCGCTGGCCGAATTGCCGGTCAGTGCATAAGCGGTTTTCACTGCCACACCAGTTGCGCCAGGGCCGCTGTAAACAGCGAGTTGGGCGGTGGTCAGGTTGACGCTGGCGTTGGCCACAATCACTTCTTGAACGCTGTAGGAAGCAGAATTCAAGATAGAAGCGATGGTGTCAGCGACAGAGTTCAGGTTCACACCCTGGGCGCTGGCCAACAGGCGATAAGCCTGGTTGGTGGCCAGATTCGAAGGGTGATTGGTTTGGGTACTTGCTGGGCCGGGATTTGCCATGATAGGTTTCCTTTCAATTAAAAGTTAAGCCGCAACTCGGCAAGCCAGTTCCTGGTACAGCGGTGCCCAACCGTACAGCACATCCAAACGGGTCGGGATGCTGTCGTTGTTGATCGTGTACTGGCGAACAATACGCATCGACAGACCCAGTTCCTTGTCCGATGCACGGCCAGCAAAGTGGACGCCATCAGGCAGTTCGAGGTCAGCGGTGGCCAGGGTGAAGGCGTTGCGGTGCATCACAATGTTTTGTGCGCTCACAGTGCCGGTGGCCGAGGTGCCGATGCTGAACGGGGTAACCGTTGCGGTTGCGGAAGTCGTGGGGATGGTCACGTTCTGGAACTGACCGCCAGTGATGATGGCCGGAACCACAGTCACTTGCATGGTCGAAGAACCCGAACCGGTAACGGTGGACTGAACCACAAAGTTGCGGTTTTTGTTCGAACCATAAGCCTGGCGGTTCTGCGGGTTGACTGCGAACACGTTGGCAATCTGGATCACATCGCCTTGGCGCAGCGTCAGACCGGCGCTGTGGGTCAGCGTGATGGTCGAAGACTGTGCCCAGCCGGTAGCGATACCGATGCTCTGGGTGTTGGCGGTCAGGGTGCCAGCGGTGGTCGTCCAAGAACCGAACGTTTGCGAGATAACGTTCTGATCCATCTTCCAGTTCATGCCACCGGAATCACGGCCCATCAGACCCTTTTGGTACTGGGTGCTGACAGCGGACTGCGGGTTGAACAGACCTTTAAGGCTGTCAACGATGGTGGCGCTGGTGAACGGCTCAATGATGCACGAACGACGGCCATCACGCGGGGCACCCTCGCTGTCCAGGTAAGCCTGGGCGGTCAGGTAGGTGATAAGACCGGTCGGGGGCACACCAGCAGTACCAACGATGTTGGCGGTGCTGTTCTTGGCCATGGTCAGACCGTCAAAGTCAATCTTGTTGGCGATGGCGGCAACGGCGGGCTTGAGCACTCGGTCGCTGAACATATCCAACGAAAGGGCCAAATCCTGGGTCGTGAACTGGGTATCGACGTGGAATTGCGTCGAGAGGGTCACGGGGATGCTGGTTTCGTTGAAGTCTTCAACATTGAGGGCAGGGCCGGTCGTACCGATGAATCGGCCAGGACGACGGACGTTCAGGGTGTTGCCAATCTTTGCGCCGACAACAGCGAATTGGTCATCATATTCGCGGTTTACTTCGCTCGAAAAGGTCAGTTCGTTTTCCAAGACCATCAACGCTTCGTTGGTGATCTTGCTAATGGTAAGCAGATTGTTGGACATTTCAGTTTCCTAAAAAAAGGGTTAATTGTCAGCGAATTTTCCGTGCTTGGCGGGCTGCTTTCCACTGCTGGAACGATCCGTGGAAATTGCCGTCGGCATCCACGTTCGCATCCACCGTGTTCAGCGCACCCCTCAGCGGGTTAATCGGTGCTGGCGCTTTTGACTTCACAGCAACAGGCTTCACTTCGGTCGCTTCCTTAATGAACCGGGCTTCAATCTTCCCGATTTCGCGGACGGCAGAGACAACTGACATATCGGCCAGCTTCTTTGCAAACTCGCTGTTTTCAGCAAGGTAGTAAAGAATCTGCGGGCCATTTTCTGATTCAATGATTGCATCGCGGACAGGATCAGAAACCCTTACGTCACTGCTTTGCACCATGTCGTCAAAGTCGGGCAAATTGGTCTTGGCTGCGTTCACACGGTCTGCCCAGGTTTTGAATTTCGCTTCCTGTTCAGCCGCGGCCTTACGGGCCTTTTCCTGATTGTCCCTCTCCATCAGTTTCTTGTCAGCGGTGTACTCAGCCAACGCTTTCGCGTACTCGTACATATCGCTGAACTGCTCTGGCTTAGGTTCCTGGCCCAGTTCGTCAGCCTCGGCTTGCGCCGGTGGGTTGACCCTGGATTCAAGTTCCTTCAGCCTGGCTTCCAGAGACTCCCTTTGTTCGCGCTCTCGCCTCGCTTCTTCGCGGGCTGCTTCGCGTTGTTTGGTTATCTCAGAAAACCGCCTTTCCAATTTCGGATTCGGCTTCTTCTGTTCATCTGTCGCTGTCGCGTCCTTCCCTTCCCCGTCCTGTCCACTCTGATCGGCCTCGGCATCCGGCTCGGCTTCTGCCGCCTCGTTTGCTGGCGTATCAACTAGACCAAGTTTCTGGGCGGTGAATTCCGCTAGATTCTCACTTGTGACCAAGTTACTAGCCACACGTTCCTGTACTTCCGACATAGGTATCCCTACGAATTAACCCGATTTAAACCAATCGGTAGGCTTTGGTTGATTTTCAACCGAATTTTTTGCGTTGTCAATTACTGCGGCAATCCCATCGGCGGCATTCCCTGCATTTCAGGTGGCATTGGCTGCATAGGCGGCTGCATGGGCTGCATAGGCGGCGGTGCCATCAGTTCCTGCCCAGCCTGAATAAACGGGTTCTGGGTCTGGTTAACTTCCATTTCCGCAAAGGCTGATGCGCTCCTCTGTTCTTGGTCGCGCCGATCTATTTCCGCGGCCAAGGCTTGGGCGGGTAGACCAGCAAGCACCAGACGCACCATGGCGTCCAATTCCATCTTGTTCTGGTCGGTGACCGCTTTTATGTTGGATTGATTGACCTTGGCTTCGTTGATGGTGTCGGTGTTGTAAGCACGGGAAATGACATCCATCAGCTTGCGGCGGTTGTTGCCTTCTTCTTTGATCTTGGTGACGTCTAATTGGTGCTGGAGGTTCATGGTCAGCGCGGCCAGTTGCTCCTCCAGCGCCTTCACGTCCACGGCAGCCTCAGACATTCGTTCCCCCGTTCATCCAGAATAAACTGATTCACACGCACCGCAGTTGGCGCACGTTGCTAGGATCTCGTACTCCCCATAGTGGAGTCCGAAAGAGGTAGATCCGCACTTGCACTTGACCTTGTTGCCGTGCTTCCTTGGATACAGAAACAACTCAGGGCCGAGAGTGCCCCGATACCAGACTCCATCAATCAGCGCCTCGCCGTCGTAGTGGTCGGGTTGTGGCTTGCGTTCCCAACCTCCGAGTCCTGACACTGTTACTGCGAAGTCAGCCATGCGTTCCCCCGATCACCAGATCTGCCTCGTTGTCAGGTCCATATGTCCGACCTTCGTTCCACAGTCCACGGCGCAGCGAAATCCGTTGGGCCTCGCCACGTTTCCCC